CTCATGGGATGGTAGGAGGCAGTGTCCGTCTCCGGGTCAAGCACTACACCCATCTCATCAATAGCAATAATGCGCTTATCCAGCGCGTATGTTGACTGCCCCACCACGGTATTGAATGTGGTGAACAGCGATTCGTCATCGGTAATGCAGTGAGTTCTGCGTGCAAACAGGTCTACCGCTTCATTCAAATAGCGTAGAAGTTCTGTGTCAGTCCACAACTGCGGCAAAGCACTGTCCCGCAGGACAGCGCAGCGCAAGTGAGTCATCAGCTCACCAAGAATCATTCGTCCAGATCATCCAGATTGAGATCATCCAGATCAATATCGGGCGCTGCCTCGGCCTTTGCTTTTGCAGGCTTCTTGGCTGCTGCCTTCGGCTGGGCTTTCATCTTGCCACGCTCGGCAACCATTTCAAATTGGGGGTCTACTGGATCAAAAGCGTCCATCAGATCGTGCATTGCTAAATTGGGGTTCATCGGGAACACTTCCCCGGTAATCCTATGGCGCAACATCTTTGACATTTCGTGCTCCTTGTTTTGAAGAAAGGGGGGCTAGGCCCCCCTCACCGGTGCAGGATTAACCTGCGTTTGCTACAGCCACGGCTACACGGAACTTAGCCACAGTCGCATTAGCTCCAGCGACTGTGAACTGCAACCATGTATCAGCAGCATAGTATACCGGAGTTGGCATAGCACCCGCTGTGTCTAGGTACGCACCAACGCCAGCAAACCGACCCGCAACAGCCGTAGACTGTGCAGCCACAAACCCATTAGGGTCAGTAGAATCACCAACATCTACAGTGACAGTAGCTTCAGCGGTTTCAACGGTGATTTGCACACCAAGAACCCAGCTTCCTGCGGGAATTTTCAGAAACTCCGTGCATGAGTCACCCGATGTAACCGGCAGAGTTGCCGAGTCATAGGTGTTCTCGAACACAGTGAAGGCTGGCAAAGAGGCGGCGTTAGCGCCCCCTGACCGACCAACTGGAGTACCGTCCAGATATGTAGTAAAAGTAGCCATCTTTACTTGCTCCTATGCGATTACGCAGTCTGTGAAATGTAAGCAGCAGCCAGAGCTTCGGGCTTAACAACCTTGTGACCATAAACCATCAGACCACGCATGATGTCGCCAAAGGTGGACTCAGCTCGCAGGTCTTCAGTCTTGGTCAACTGAGTTGCGAACGTCAGACCAGCTTGAGTGCCAGCAATAACGTGGAAGGGGTTTGCAGTACCATCGGTGTAGCGCGGCAGCAAGTTGCTGTTGTAAACAGTGAAGCGGTCGATCATGCCAACTCGACCGTTACGCAGAGGCGAAGAACCATCGTTAGTCAAGGAGGCGTCCTTGATGTCAGACAGTTTCAGCATGGTAGTGGCCCAGAAAGGCAGCAGGATAAAACGACCAGTTTCCGGCGCATTCTGCTCGTCCAGTACCTGACCAATGTTCAGGATGGTTTCCAGAATGGTGGACTTGTCAGTTACCAGCGGAGCGCCGGTAGTGCCAAGGTCGATGTTTCCTGAGATACGACCAGCAGCAGCACCCTTGTTCTCGGCAGATATATCAGGAACGATAGTGCCCAGCACACGGCTGTCCAGCTTAATCTTCAACTGCTCAGCGGCATCCATAGCCCAGAGATTCATCTGGTCAATGTCTTGCTGCTTGTTTACTACGTCATCCAGAATGGTAGACCAGTAGAAACCTTTGTCGATCAGCAGCTCCAAAGTGGGTGCTTCAGGACGTTGGTTTACCAGAGTCTGACCAATGGTGTAGTCGTGAATGTCGAGGGTAGGCTTGGTGCGGATGATAACCTTATCACCCTGATTGCGAATCTCGCCCTCATAGTCGGTGTTGCTAATCTGAGAAAGTACGGTCTGGTCGTAGTATTTCTCAATCAGTTTTGATGACCAAATCTCTGGGATGAAAGTCCCTGAGTAGTTGGGTTGTCCCGGTGCTGTTGGATAAGCCATGTGAGTAATCTCCTACGTTATGGCGTTAGCTTGTGTAGTCTATACGTTGGTTTCTACCTGCGGCGGCAATCTCACGTTCAAGAGCTGCGAATTCCTCGGGGGTATACTTCTTCTTTTCAGCATACACCTGTTGGATTTCTGAGCGCGCCCAGATTTTGTCTTCTGCTTGGGACTTTTGTGGAGAAGCTGATTTCCTTGACTTGCTGGGTGTCACCTGTGCTTCCAGCTCACGTTGGCGGGCATCATTTGCCTGCTTCTCGCTGTCAGCCGCTGCTGTGTGCAGGGCTCTGTACTGGTTCATCACATCGGACACGCCGACTGCATCTAAGGATCGAACTGAATCTGCGAAAATGTTGTTTCTGGTAGGAGACTGCTTCAACCATTCAATGAATTTCTCATCCCCATCAATCTTCTCCCAGCCGGGAGAGACAGTGTTGAGTTTGTTCTGGAACACTTCCTCGGCAGACAGCGCGGCCTGCTTAGAAACATTCTGCAAGCTGCCTTGCATTCCTTCAACGGTGGCCTTCAGTTCCTTGAGTGTTTCACGTGAAACATCACGCGCTACCCGTTGGATCAGATCAACCATATCGGCACCAAACGTATCAACATCTCCCTGTGAGTACCCTACGGGTGCCTCCGGCTCAGCAGGTTTTTGCTCCACCTGCTTCTGTTGTGCGCTGATGTTGGCGATAATATCTCGCAACTCGTCAATCCGCTCGTCCTTGGAGCGAACAATCCCATCCATCGTGCGCCGCTTGTGCTCAGCAGCATCCAGATCAGCTCGTAGCTTATCCAGTTGTGCTTGCAGGCCGCTTTGCCCGGTGGTGTCAGTGACTTCATCTGAATCAACAGTGGCTGCTGGCAAACCTTGATTTAGATCAACAATCTCAGCCGTGGGTTGGCTGTCCTGCTGTTCCTCAGCAACGTGCTCAGCGTTAGCGTCCTCACCCTCACCTTTGGCAGTTGCAGCCAATGCGCGGATTTGGTCTTCAGCTTCTTGGGCCCTCTGTTTTACTCTCTGAATTGACATACTTGCTCCTGTACTCCCTGCCGCTACCGACCGGGAACTGATTTGAGCGATGCTTTCGCATCCGCTCTGATTAGCTCGACAAGAACCCTGTAGGTCACCGCCTGACCCTGCGCTACGCGAAAGTCTGTGTCAGCGGGACAGGCTACCAGCCTATCCTGTGCAGCTTTAGCACATCCATCAAGGTAATCCATGATGTCAGCGTTAAAGCGCAGCTTCCTCAGTTCCTCCGCCTGCCGGGGGGTTGGTGTAACCAAAGGCTTCATACCTAAGCTCCTACTTCCTATGTTCTACAATATGACTAGGTGTTGTCAAGGAGTCAACGAGTTGGGGCTAAAATTGTCAGTTACTGCCGCCCCATTACTCAAAGTTTCGTTTGAACCCACCTTCGGTTGGCCTTGTGTGCCTTGTGCAACCTGCTGTTGTGCCGCTGCCTGCTGTGCTTGGGCCATGATGTCCTCCTCTGGAGGTACAATCTTGTCAGTGTTGAGCTCCAATCCTTGCGCAACAGACCGCAGAACCTCAGAGCGGCCTTTGAGACCGGTGATCTGCATGTCGAACGGGTTGGCAGTAACCTGCAAGAACTCGTTACGGCGCAACTGCATGGACTCGATTCGCATGAGGCTGACCGCGCCACGCGCCACAACCTGCGCATCCCCTTTGATAGTGGGGTCTTGGTCGTACATCATGTTGTAGTTGTACAGCTTTGTGAGCATGTTGGTGATAACCGCTGTGTCTACGTTGGACACCACACCCTTCAAGCCTTTATTGGCTGCATCCATCAGCATAGATAAGCCCGATGCCGTACGTCCAGCGCCGCCCACCTTGTCAGAACCTGCCATGTATCTTGGCACCAGCGAAAAGTCATCCGCCAACTGGTAGAACTTCTCAATCACAGTCAGCAGGTCATTCACATTGCTGTTTGGTTGGAAGAACTCTATAGGCTTGCCACTATTCTGACCGAGCTGGTTATCCTCAAACTGCCAAATATGCCACGGTGTAAGCGTTGCAATGTCTTGATCTGGCGCAAGCCTGTCGATGTTTACACCAACTTGTGGGCCAGATGCCATCCCCATATTATTGACAAGGCTACGAACGGCGGCATTAACCACACCCTGTACATCATCCAGAACATCAGGAATTCCGAATCCCCAGAACTCTCCGGGGATTTCTTCGTAGCTGGTGGCATAGTATGGCCTCTGACCAACAGGGTCGTAGTTGACTTGAGCTTTGATTACCCACGAACCAATGAGCCACACACAGGATTCATACTGCTTCTCCGGGTCATCAATGTCTGCCTCCTTCAAGCCCCACTTCAGCAAGTCCTTTCCGCTGATAGGCCCGTGGTACTCCAAGGCGTCGAACTCAAATACCTTTCTCTGGAGTGAATCAGGGATGCTGTCTACTGATGGCTGCTCATCTGTCTGAAACCCCATCCAGTTACTCAGGCCACCGTACTCACCCTCACGGATGACAGCCCTAATTGCCTCCTCGTCATACCCCGGTGCGCCTATTAAGTCGTACAGCTCACTGTGTGTCAGGGTGTGGTGCTCAATAAAGAAGCCATCCTGCGGCGTTTCAGCGCCCGGTGCTGGGTAAGCTCGGAAGGGGTCGACGCGCTCAAACTCAGGGATGATGACATCCTTCACTTGCGGGCGTGGTGTACCAAGCGCGTTTTCGGTATCCCATTTCAGTATCTTGCGCTTGCGCAGGATAGGGCCCTTCATAATTGCCGATGGGTAGGTAGCCAGATCAGCAAGAAAG